AGCACAGGCTATGCAGCAAGCACAACTAGCCCGTGATGCCGCAACCTCTGAGGCACAGAAAGGCCGCGATGCCGCAGCCGAGCAAGCTAAGCTAAGTCGCGCTCAACAAGCTGACATCATTGCGCAGCAGAGCAAATCAACACAAGACCAGCTTGATGCGCAAAAGTCTGGCCTCACATCTAGCTTAGAGCAGGCTCGACTTACTGCCGCCCAACAAGCAGAAATGCTTAGAAACCTAACCGTGCAGCAAACCGCATCAGCCGATGCCGCTAAAGCACAGCTGTATCAACAGCAAAAACAATACGAAGAGCAAAAGTTTTCAATGGAGAAGCAGGCCAAAGAGCAGGCCGCTGCACTGGACGCAGAGCGCCGCAAGATTGCACAGCGTGAGTCATCTCAAATGACCGCTAGACGTAGAGCTGGTAAGCGCTCCTTACTTTCTTCTGCCAGGATGAATCCAGAGCTGGGTATTGCATCTGGAGTTGATGAAGCACAGATGAAGACTATGCTGGGGGCATGAAATGACAGACGCAGAGTTTGCCGCCCAACAAGCCGCTACTGATAACGCATTTAAAGCAGAGCAGGCTCGCATAAACGCAGAGTTTCAAGCGCAAATTAATGCTCAAACCAAAGCAGACGCTGATAACTTTGCAAGAGCCCAAGCAGAAATCGCAGCCATGCTCGCATCTGAACAACAAAAAATAGCTGAACAGGCCGCTGTCTATCGCGCTCAAGAACTTGCAATTCAAGCCCAAGCCGCCCAGGCTAAAAGAGATGCAGACATAGCGCAAGCAGAGATAGCTAAACAAATAGCAGAGACACAGCGCCTATCTGTTGAGATAGCAGCTAAGTCAAAGTCAGATATTGAATCAGCGCAGCGAACCTCCTCAGCAAAAATTGCTGGGCAACGCAAAGCTGGTCGCTTTTCAGCAGACCGCTCAATGCTCTCTGGATACCGTGTTGCTGAAACTGGCCCACCAAAACTTGGCGGCGCTGGCAATTTAGGTAGCTTTGATGGTGGCCTTGCCGCAACTCAGACACTAGGAGTAGGGTAATGGACTACGGTACAAACCAAAGCGGCGGTATGCGCTTAACGCCTGAGCAAATTCTCAAGCGACAAACACAAGCTCAGACCAAGAAGGATGAGTTTCAGCAGCTGTACCAAGATGCCTACGAGTTTGCCCTGCCTCAGCGCCAGCTCTATGGCGTTTGGGAGGGTAGCTCTACTGGTGCCAAGAAGATGCAAAGGGTCTTTGACTCAACAGCAATCAACAGTACACAGCGCTTTGCCAACAGGTTGCAGTCTGTGGTCTTCCCACCGCAGCGCCGCTGGTGCCGCTTGGAGCCTGGTCTTGACATCCCAACAGATCGTAAGCCACAGGCCCAAGCCATTCTTGAGCTGTATGGCGAGAAGATGTTTGCACTGCTGCGCCAGTCCAACTTTGACATTGCCATGGGCGAGTTCTTACTTGACCTGGCAGTTGGTACGTCATGCATGATGGTGCAACCTGGTGACGATACCAACCCGCTGAACTTCATCCCAGTGCCACTGTTCCTGGTGAGCTACGAAGAAGGCGCAAACGGTCAGGTGGACAACGTCTACCGTCGCATGCGCTTGAAGGGCGAGAGCATTCAGCGCCAATGGCCTGATGCCGAGATACCGCCAGACATGCAGCGCCGTATTGCTGACAAGCCAACCGATGACATTGAGCTGCTTGAAGCAACAATCTATGACGCAAACCGTGGCGACTACTGCTATCACGTTATTGACAAGCTCAGCAAGGCCGAGCTGGTCTACCGCAGGAGAGCAGTTTCACCTTGGGTGATATCGCGCTACATGAAGGTGGCCGGTGAGATCTATGGCCGTGGCCCATTGATGACTGCCCTGCCCGACATCAAGACGCTGAATAAAACCATTGAGCTGTTGCTTAAAAACGCCTCTCTTGCAGTCTCTGGCGTGTACACCGCTGCCGATGATGGTGTACTAAACCCAAATACTGTGAAGATTGTTCCTGGCGGCATCATTCCCGTGGCACGAAATGGTGGCCCACAAGGACCATCCCTCATGGCCCTGCCCCGCTCTGGCGACTTCAACGTGTCGCAGCTGGTGATTAACGATCTGCGCAGCAACGTCAAGCGCATCTTGCTAGACGAATCCCTGCCCCCAGAGAACATGAGCGCAAGGTCTGCTACCGAGATTGTCGAGCGCATGAAGGAGCTGTCTCAGAACCTAGGCTCTGCCTTTGGTCGCTTGATCAACGAGACCATGATCCCTGTGGTTACCAAGATCTTGGAAGTCATGGATGAGCGAGGCTTGATTGATCTGCCGCTGCGGGTTAATGGTCTTGAGGTCAAAGTCTCCCCCACTTCACCGCTTGCCAATGCGCAGGCCATGGACGAAGTTAACGCTGCCCTGCAGTTTGCCCAGCTCACCCGTGAAATGGGTGCCGAGGGCCAGGTGGCCGTCAAGTTTGGCGAAATGATTGACTACTTGGGCGACAAGCTTGGGGTGCCTGCGGCCTTACGAAACAGTGCAGCTGAGCGAGTCTTTGCAATTGAGCAGCAACAAGCCCAAGACGCTCAAGCCCTGGCAGCTCAGATGGCCATGCAGCAACAGGGTATGGCGCCACCTGGTCAGCCTGGTCAACCAGCCCTACCAGCACCAATGGGAGCAATGTGATGGATTATGGAAATAGACCAGATGGATCCGAAAAAGGCATGGGCTTTTTTGGGGAACTCAAACGTGCAGATGGAAATATATCTACAGAGATATCGGTAGGTGTAGGAATTAATGGCAAGGAAATGGACATCCCTTTGATAGTCCCAACTCTTAACAAGAAAGAGCTTAATTACCTTTTAAACACAGACATAAAAGGTGAAAGTTTTTTTAGCAAAATGCCGCCATCCATTATGGATAAAGCATATGAGCATGCAAATACACGCATCAAGTCAAACATGTCCCCATTTGCTGGGCCAGATGAAATTGTTGAGGTTCCAATCAAATGAGTTGGGATGAGTTAGACGCAATCGGTCAACCCACAGATATCCGCGAGGTTACTCAACAGCGTGATGACTTAGCCAGGCTGTGTCTTCGCGTGTTTGGTACTGAGGACGGGCAGAAGCTCTTTGAGTGGCTTTTCGCCATGTATGTGAATGTGCCCGTTGCCGTGCCGGGTACAGACCCATCCCATGCTTTCTTCGCTGAAGGGCAAAGAAACGTGGTTCGGGACATTGAGGCGCGGATCAATCAAGCAAGGAAACTATGACGACCGAAACCGAAACCAATGTCGAGCCCAGCACTGGCCTACTTGACAGCGTACAGGTGGCAGACGAAGGCAAGACAGAAAACTCACAAGCTGTTGAGATTAACCACAAAGCGACTGCAGCAACAGAGCTGGCACCAGGTATTCCTGGCACACTCCAAGAGCGCCCGGAGTGGCTGCCAGAGAACTTTTGGAACCAAGACAAGGGCGAAGCCAACATGGAGGCCATGGCCAAGTCTTATGCTGACTTGCGTAAGGTGGTTAGCCAAGGTAAGCACAAGGCCCCAGAGGGCGGCAAGTACGACACCAGCGTGTTTAAAGCCCAGGACGTTGACAATGACTCGCTTTCCAAAACGTATGTCGACTGGGCTCAAAAGTACGGCATTAGCCAGGTGGCTTTTGATGAATTAGCGCAAAACGTCAATCAAATGGCTGATGTAATGGCAGGGCCAGTTATCGATACCCAAGCCGAAATGAAGTCTCTTGGACCCAACGCCAACGCTGTGGTCAACGGTATGGTGGACTGGGCTCGCGGTTTGGTCAACAAGGGAGTCTGGTCAAAAGATGATTTCGAGGAATTTAAAATTATGGGGGGTACAGCCCGTGGATTAGGCGCTTTAATGAAGGTGCGCTCTGCCTATGAAGGCCGGTTGCCAATTGAGGTTTCACCGATGGAAGGCGCTCCCAGCAAGGAAGAGCTGTACCAAATGGTTAATGACCCCAAGTACAAAACCGATGTGGCTTACCGCCAAAAGGTGGAGCGTATGTTTCAACAACACATTGCCTAGTTGTTTTCTAGCGGTTGACTTTTGTTGCCATTTTGACCCAGCTTTGGCTGGGTCTTTTTTATTTAAACGCCCCATTTGCATTTTGTATAAAAACCAATACAATCGCGCTCAAGGCATACCAGGCAACTGGCCCTTACCGCAGCGGATGCTGACGATTGGCTATCGATACTAGCAAGCATTCGGCCCTGATTCTCAGGCTCACCGGCGCGAGAACCCTGTTTTTTCAACAACCGAATGAGGTATCCAAATGAGCATTTCTTTAAGCAATGCCTTCGTTACTCTCTTCGACGCGGAAGTCAAACAAGCCTACCAAGGTATGGCAAAGTTGGTTCCGGCGGTTCGCCAGCGTCG